TGTTCATGCTGTCCAATGTGGACCTGACCAAAATGGCTCCGTCGCAGCGCGAGCAAATGATCAAAAGCGTGGCACAACCAATGCAGGAGGCTGCGGCAGGTGGTCAGGCATCACCGGCAGGGCTCAAGCAGATGGGTGATCTGGCTACAACCATGGGAGTGGCACAGTAATGGTTGTGATAGATCTTGGGTTTAAACAACCTATCGGATTTATCAAATTAAGGGAACGGTATCGGATCAAAGCGACACGTTGTTTTGTAAACGCTATCGACTGCCGATGCAGGATCTCAAAAGTCATGTTCAAAGGAGATATACTATGACTAAGACCGAACCGACATTGCAGGAGATCGCGGATCTTCGAGCCGCAGCGAGTATACAGCACGTATTGCCGGAGATCCTGAGTGAGATCGAGGCCATGGAGCAATCCACCCGGACGCAGGTATTTGGCAAGCTGCGTGCCGGTACCTTGACACCGCAAGAGGCTCTGGCATATTGGATGGAGGTTTTTAGTTATCAACGTTTGCGCACAAAAATGACCTCCAAGGCCGAACTGGCGAATAAAATTACCGAAACAAGGAGTATTACAAATGGCTAAGAAAGCAAATCAGCAGGTATCGGCGGACGATATCCTGAAGCAGATGTACCCGGACATCAAGACTTCCGAGGACTATGAGGACGAGCAGAAGGCTAAGCAGACAACGACAGGCGATGACACCTCGAAAACGATTGCGGCGCTTCAGGCACAGATCGCACGGCTGGAGGGCTCAGTTTCCGCTTCACAGCGTCCGGCTCCTGTCACGCAGAACTACGCCGCACCACAGCGGCCTGTGATCGATTGGGACAAGGCCCCCGATCCGATCCAAGAGCCCGGCAAGTATGGCCGGTTTCTCGCTGAGGCTAATCAAGCCATAATCGATTATGAGAAGCAGGCTTGGCAGTATCAGTCCTCGCAGCAGAATTTGAACACTGCACGGACGCAGAACCTGTGGGCCAAATTCGAGGCCAACTACAAGGAGTATACCGAAAACACGGATCGGGTCGAGATTGCCGCCAGTCGTGTGTTGCAGCGCTTGCAGGGCGCTGGTATGGATACGGACGCTTACATGTACGGCCAGTCTGACCAGTTCATGAAGGACGTCGTGGCCGAGATCGACACGCTCTGGGGCAAGGGTGGTTCCGGCGGTGAAGACGATGCGGAGGACGACGACGATAATCGGACGGTCGTGCTCGGCGGTGCTGGCGGCAATGCAAAAGGTCCGTCTCAACAGCAGGAACAGCCACAGAAGTATGGCTCGTTGTCGAACGATGTGCTTGCATGGCAGGAGAAGACCGGCTTCTATCGGTGACTATTGACCACATACTGTGTGGATGTTATTCTTACAAATATTTTTTGGGCCAAGTCAAACATAGGCCCGTGCATAATGAAAGGGAATAAATATGGCTTGGGCTTATGACGCACCCTCTGGTGTCTACAAAAATCACGCATTGAGCACGAAGGTTCGTCGGCAGGCTCTGGCGAAGACGGTTTTCTTCAAGTATCTGACCCCGGAACCGGGCTATGGGCGTCGTAAGGGCGAGAGCGTTACGCTCACACGTATCCTGCGCCTGCCTCTGGCCAATCGTGTCAACGAAACTGATCGCCTTCCCGGTGGCCGTCCGGCAATCGAAACCAAGACGGTTCGCATTTCCGAGTGGGGCTACAAGGTCCCGATGACTACTCGCGAAACGGACCTCACCTTCTTCGACCTGCCCGGTAACATCGAAGCGGCGCTTCGTGATCAGATCGAACTGACCATGGACGTACATGCCGCCGAAGTGTTCAAGCTGACCCCGATCAAGTACGTGCCGCTTTCGACCGGCTTCAACCTTGACACGGACGGCTCGGCCACGGGTGTTTCGGATCGCAACATGTCGATCTCCGATCTGCGCTCGATCCACGACTATCTGTCTGGCGACTTGAAGGCTCCGACTTTTGCCAATGGCAAGTATGTCGGCATCCTCTCGACGCAGGCTGCCCGTGGTATCAAGAACGACCCCGAATACAAGGATTGGCTGGCTCCTACGACCGCAAGTCCGCTGCTGGACGGTGTGCTGAAGGACGTGGAAGGGTTTACCCTCTTCGAAAGCAACAACTTCGGTTACGAACGCGATGCACTTTCGAAGTTTGCCGGGACGTCGGTTACGTCCGGCGAGGCCATTTTCTTCGGTGCCGATAGCGCCGGGCTGCTGGAGATCCAGTCCCCGGAAATCCGCATGGGCGTGAAGGAAGATCTGGGCCGCTTCTACGAAGTCGGTTGGGTCGGTCAGCTGGAAGCTTTCCATACGTGGGAAAAGGCTTCTCTGGCACGCGTTGTGCACGTAACCTCGAACTAAGGGAGAACAGATATGAGCACGTCTTTTGCAACCGCTGATCGTGTAGCCTCCATGGGCAGTCTGAACCTTGGCGCTGGTGCTGCCACGGTGACGTACGCCCCCGGCAAGCCGATTAATGTCAAGCGGGTTATTTTCGTGACCACGACCGCACAGGCCACGGCAGGCGCGGCGATCACGTTCGGTGTCCGAAATGTCGATGACACGTCGTCCACGACTGTCGGATCGTTCACCACTCCGGCGGTGATGGCACTGAATTCGGTCTATAAGGCCGATGTGGCCGGTGTCAGCACGACTGCCGTTACTCCGACCGGCGAGCATTCGCAGGTAGCGGAAGTCACGACTGGCCGTGTGGATGGGTATCAGACAAATCTTCCGGGCGAGATTGAAGTCAATCCCGGTCAGGAATTCTGGGTCACGTCCGGTGGTGAGGGTGACACTGGTGTGGCCACGGTCTACATCGAATATGTCGAAGAAGGTAACAATGCTGATCGCTTTGATGCGACGGATATTACCGTCACGTTCGCTTAAGGAGGCATGAATGTCTCTCTACGGCGCGTTTGACAAGACCAAGCATCTGGAAGAACTGAACGATCCGCTGTTCACGAATGAGGGCGTTAAGTCGCCCTCGACACGGAAGACGGAGGCTCGTGCGGCTCTGGGGGTGCAAAGCACGGCTGAGGTTTCGACCGCTATCACTGCGGCACTTTCAGCAGGCATTGCTGATGCTCGCTTCACTGCACAGCCGCTCGTTACGAGGACGGTAACTGCTGTGAATGCAACGGCCACGATGACGGCAGCCTCTCTGTTGGGCGGCATCATCACCTCCACCACGGCAGCTGCTGTGGCCGGTACGCTGCCGCTGGCTGCGGATTTGGAGGTAGCGTTGCTGGCTGCGCATCCATCGCTCGGCGTTGGTGATACGATTGAATTCATTGTGCTGTCAACTGGCGCTAATGCATTCACTGTGACGACGAACACTGGCTGGACCCTTGTCGGTGACATGGTGGTCGAAACCGCTACGAATGGCCGGTATATGGCGATCCGCACGGCGGCAGATACCTATACACTGTATAGGGCATAAGCTAGAGTGATTGTGGGGGTTAAGGCCCCCACACTTATTTTTACCAAAACATAATAGGAGACAAAATGTCAAATTCTCACGTCATTGATATCGACCGTGGCGTTTCTATTCGCCAAGTGGTCAAATTCGACCCCAAAAATCGCAGCAAGTTTGAGCCGGACAGCAAGTATGGTGGTATGACCGTCTACATGTATAAGGATGATCCGGGCAAGTATTATGATGTGCACGGCAAGCCGGTACCTGAAGGTGTTGCGGCTTTGGCTGGCTTTCCGATTGCCACTTATGCCAAGCATCGCCGCCGCAAGGAGGCCCTGAAGGCTTTCGACAAGCAGCTGGCGCAGGAACTGGCCATGGAGCAGGAAGACGAGGAAATCACGCTGGCCGAAGGTGGTGACTGGAAGGTTATTGCCATGCCGATGGATCGGGCCAAGGTTGTGGACAAGGAAACCGGCGACATGGTTACGGCAACGCCGTTGTCGAGGGCGGATGCACTCGAACTTCTAACGCACCTAACACGCTCGGCAGCAGGTGATGTGGAGCCGGACGACAAGCGCAAGACTGGTGTCAAGGCTGGCTGAGCGCTGCACGACATGATGGGGTTTGAGGCAGGGCTGGCGGTTGATCGGCCCTGTTTTCGTATGGTATACTCGCAGAAAATTGGAGTGGCAAATGTCTGGCTTTTCAACGATTAAATCTGAGGTTCTGGCGCTGGTGATCGATACACCGACTGCGGTGCAGACATTGGTTGGGCGTTTTGTCAACCGTGCAATACGCAAGCTGGAGGTGAAACATAATTTCAAGGTCATGGAAGCCGAGGTGACATACACCACGACAGCGGCAACTAGGGTGCTAGGCACGAGGCCGACCGATTGGAAGCAGCCGCGCAGGCGTCCGTATTATATCGATGAAGACGGTGTGCTGCACAATTTTCGCTGGATCTCAGACAAGGGCGCTGCGATTGGTTCTTACGGAGATAGTACTACATTGGACACTGGCGCACCAAGGCTAGTGTATGAGGACGATCTAACACAGGAATTTTTGCTCTTCCCGTACCCCGACAGTCTGTCTGATTATACCGATGGCGAATATCGCATCACGATCCCCTATTGGAAGTTCGTTGGCGATTTGATTGCGGACGGTGATACGAATTGGTTCACTGAAAACACTGAGCAATGGATCATCTATCAGGCTGTTGCCGAGGCGTTCTATGCGAACGAGGATGAGAGCCGGGCGCAGCTTTGGGAGGTTAGGGCGATGAAGGAATTCAAGGACGCCGTTATGCTGGACAAGGACCGGCGTTACGGTGAGACACAGACACTGGTTTATCATATTGGGGCTTTGCCCCCGCACACTGAGGAATAATTACCATGGCCGGACCTCCGTTCAACCCAAACACCACGTCTCCCGCGTCTGGCGATATCATGTCTGCGCACCCGGCGAGCGAGCGTCAAAGCCGTGCTGATCTTGTCGAGTGGTTGACTTTCTTGTCTGATCCGACGACCGGGATCATTAAGGTCACGGCCCTACCGTCAGCGGCCACGGAAATTCCGGCAGGCACAAAGATGCTATTTGTGCAGACTGCCGCGCCAACGGGCTGGACCAAGGATGTCACCCACAACAACAAGGCGCTGCGCATTGTCAACGGCACTGCCGGAACTGGTGGCACGGCTACGTTCACTGATGTATTCACCGCAAAGTCGATCACTGGCTCGACGGACAGCACAACGGCAGCAGGCACGGTGGGCGGAACAGCGCTGACAGAGGCGAACCTACCGGCGCACACGCATACTGTCACGGCGACGGGCTCCACAAGCGTGGACGGCTCGCACACGCATACGATTGATTTTACATATTCGCTTATCGCCACGGGCAGTATCGCAGGCGGCTACTCTGGCGTAGTTGGCGGTAGTCGTTCGACAAGTGCCGATGGTTCACACCAACATACAGTAGCGGTGAACGGCTCGACAAGTTCAATCGGCTCGAACAGCACACACACGCACACGTTTACCGGCACTGGACATACTCATACGCTGACCGGCGCGAGTGTGGATCTGGCTGTGGCCTATGTCGATGTGATCATCGCAACTCGCAACGCTTAAGGAGCTATCATGCAAAAACCTATGGCAAACTCGGGCGAGATCTGCCCATTTCACCGCAAGGATGTGCGTAAGGTGTGCCACACTTGCCCGCTGTATATGCAAATCCGTGGCATGGACACCAATACGGGGCAAGAAGTAGATGGTTGGGGTTGTGCATTTACGTGGCTGCCGATGCTGATGATCGAGAACAGCGGACAGCAGAGGCAGACTGGTGCGGCGGTCGAAAGCTTCCGCAACGAAATGGTGCAAACGAACCAGAAGATGGCACAGGCCATTGTCGCGGTGACGCAGACGAAATTGATCGAGGGTTAAAATGGCCAATGGCAAGCCGACTATCTCTCCAAATCTTGGGCTATTCTTTGACCGACCTCCGATCCATATCCCGAACGGCGGCTTGCGGGACGGTTTGAATTTTCGCTGCAAGAACGGCAGCCTTGAAAGCCTGAACATGGGGTGGGAGAAATTCAGTACCGCATGGACACTCAACGGCTCTGTCATTCTGGTTGATAATTTCTTTCCGCGAGATCAGGATGAAAAGCTGATTTTTGGGACGGCCACGGATTTGTACCTTTACAACGCCAACACAGACACGGTGGCGTTTTTGACCCCGATCTATGCCACTGGTACCGCCTCGGCCTCCGGTACCGCTGTCACCGGCATCGCCACTGTATGGCTGACGAATGTCAGCGTTGGCGACGAGATCAGTTTCGGCAATGCGGCAGAGAACGATCCGACTGCGACGTGGTATACGATTTTGACGGTGGATACAGACCTAACACTGACACTGACAGCAACTGCTGGTACGGTGGCTGACGGTGTTTACACAATCCGCAAGAAATTCCAGATCGCCAGCGCCCCATACTGGGAAACAGACGTATTTGTGAATGATGGGACCAGTAGCGAGGATCTATGGTTCGCGACGAATGGGCTTGACTTCCCGGTTACATGGAACGGCACGGATGCTGCTGTGACGGTGCATAGTGAGCTTGCATTTGTTTGCAAAACACTTGCAACGTACAGTAATATGATGATTTACGGTAATATAACACAAGGCGGCGTTACACTGCCGACCACAATCATCAACAGTAATGTAGGTTATCCGCTACAGGCGGGTGCAACGGCAGCCGGATTGTCAGAACAATTTGTTGTGCACTCGAAAATACACGAGATCTTGAATATGATCCTGCTAGGCGATTATCTGATTGTCTACAGCGAGCGTATTATTGTGCCGGTTCAATTTGTTGGCGATCCACTTATATTTGTGTTTCGTGTTGCGATCTCTGGCATTGGGCCAATTAGTGCCAACGCAATTGCGGACTTTGGCGACTATCATCAGTTTCTCGGGGCTGATGCTGGATATATCTTCGACGGTGTGACTTTGAAGGAGATCAATACACATGTCTGGCGCGATATTCTTCGTCAGACTGACCCAATGCGCAGACGTGAGGCATATTCACACTTCGATGAGGAAAATGGCGAATTGCTTTGGGTGGTTCCAAACAATGCCGATGCAGGCGTTGGTGTCGTTGGGACGACCCCGGAGATCGCGTGGACAGAACACTATCTGGAGGAAGTTGACCCTCGCGTGCTGACTGGCTCTCCGTTCTCGAAACGTGATTTTGCCTTCACCATCACCGGCTACTATTCACGACAGACTGGCCTGCTATGGTCCGAGGCTACATTCGCGTGGGAGAATTTCAACTTCGCGTGGAACGACCAGTTTTTCCAAACGGCATTTCCTCTTAGCCTTGCCGGTGACACAAACGGCCAGATCTGGACCCTTAACCAGAACCAATTGGCCGATGGCCTACCGCTGCCATCGTATGTTCGTACAGGGCGGTTTGCGCTCGGCAGCGGGCGTGAGCGCGATCTGCTAACCCGCCTTTATCCGTGGGCGCATTCGCTGCCCTATAACCTCGAAATAACGCTCTTCATGGGCGATCACATTGCTGGTGAATTGAGTACAAAGGGAACTGAGTTGTTTGACCAGAACCTACTGGAGGGTGAACATTTCGTGACCTTCTATCGTCGCGGTCGTGTGGCTGAATTCAAGTTCGGGTCATCGAACGGTGATCCATGGATACTGGACGGATGGGACTACGATAAGGTGAGCGGAGGCAGACGATAATGGCCTATGACAAGAAAGCCCTGATCGAGACGAAGCTGCGCCGTATGTCCGGCATGTCTCCAGAGAAGCGCATCGCCATGAATACGGCCTCTGAAACCATGTCCGCATGGGTGCGTTGCTGGAACTGCAAAACAATTGTTGAGGCCCCGCGCAATGAGTTGAAGATGTGCCCGAAGTGTCAGAAAAACTTGTGGAGCCGCGATGAGTAAGCCAGCCACCAACACACCGCCGTTGCCGTATCCGGGCACGACGAAAACTGTGGAAACCTTGAGCCGTTTCGATCAGGATCTGGTCAAGGCCCTTCACGCCTACCTCATAGATCTGGCTCGTCGGGCAAACCTCGGCCTGTCACGCGACGGGTCTGAGCCGATGGAGGCATCCCTTGACATGGGTGGCTTCAGTATCTCAAACGTGGCGAATATAACCATATCCGGCACAGTCACACTGACCTCACCGCTACCGATTGCACAAGGCGGTACAGGTTCGACCACAGCCCTAGGGGCCAAGACCAATTTTGCGTTGGAGAATGTGGATAATACAACGGATCTGAACAAGCCGATCTCGACCGCCACGCAAACGGCACTCGACCTCAAGGCCGCACTTGCCTCACCAACCTTTACAGGTACTCCTGCGGCTCCTACGGCAGCCTCAGGCACCGACACGACACAACTGGCCACTACAGCTTTCGTGCTCGCCAATTCTCCATCCATCCCCACCACAACGGCAGGCGATGGGCAGTGGGTCAAGATCAGTGTCGGCGACAGCACGGCTCTGACACTTCCGGCTGGTGGTACGTGGGCATATTTTTTCATGACCATTGACAAGGCGACTGGCGAATTCAGAACGCCTATTATCACAATTTCCGTTGCGGCAGGCGGTACGACGGTCACGACGACAAGTGCCTCACAACTGGCATACGGACTAGCGTGGAGGATCGCATGATTATGTTGCAATATCGCCGTATGGATGGGTCATTTGTAGCCACAGTACGCGGCATGCCATATCACATTACCGCCTCTGATCCACGCTTCCAACAAGCCGTGGCACGAGCGCAGAGTATGGGCGATGCCTTGCCATATGAGCCACTGCCGCAACAACCAACCGAAACACTCCGCGACTACGAGGATGCCATTCAAGGCCTTGTTGATGCAACCGCTCGCTCAAAGCAATATCATGATGGTGTGACCATGGCCAGTTATGCCAATTCCACCATCCCGCAATGGGCTGCCGAGGCCACGACATTTATCGCATGGCGTGACGCTGTGTGGGTTTATACCTATCAAGAGTTGGCCAAGTTCGAGGGTGGCCTTCGCACCCCTCCGGGTGTAGCATCTTTTCTGACGGAATTGCCCGCAATCAATTGGGGATAGGACAGCAGATGAACAGATCACCACGATATTACAGAGACAGAATTGGCCGTTTGTATGTCGACGGTCAGCTGTACATGGGCCGTAATCGCGTACCGCCTCTCCCGAACCGTATCGCCATGACTGACCGGACCACCGGCCTTGTGAAAGTGCTCTCGCATACCGGCACTCCGCGCGGCATTAATCTAGTTGAGCGCCAGACGACATGGCCGGATGTAACTCTGTATGCTGCGTATGAGGGACCATACAACGGCAATTGGCGTTTGTACCTCGATAGCGGCTCATTGGCATTTGAGGCCGCAACAGACTATAATAGCTCACGCATTTTAACCCGGCTGAATTTTGATACGACTGTGCTCGAATTGACTGCCGCAGCAGATGGCAGCATCGTTTATACGGAAGTGACACTTTAAGTGTTTAAACAAGGAGAAAACAATGAACGTGATCGAACTTCGCAACCCAAACGCCCTCGGTATCACTGATATCCAGCAGTTGATCAAACGAGCCGTGGAGAGTGGGGCTCTGCTTGCACCCGGTGGATTTGACACAGTTGCCGCAGATATTTTCACATTCGTTACGGACCCGAACCAATTCATGTTGCTCGGGGCTGAAGACGGTGCATTCAAGTCAGTCGTGCTGGCATTTCTTCCGGTAGGAAACCTCTTCCCGTATCCGACTGTTGTGCTGTTCTACAATGAAGGGTCACGTGCATTGTCCAAAGCCACACAGGACAAGTTGCTGGACATTATGCTGGAGCACGGTTATACTCGACTATTGGCCGTCAATTCGTCAAAACGTGGCGATAAGGTATGGCAAAAAGCATTAACACCTGCCGGAGCAACGTCGAATATTGTAGGCTCACTGGCTTTATTTGAGGTAAGATAATGGGATTTTCTGCCGGTAAATCGTCAAGCAAACCTGTCGATATGACGCCTACAGCCTTCAAGGATTTGCAACAGCCGTTCGCGAATGTCATTGGTGGTCTAATCGATCAGTATCTGCCGGGTGCTGCTGGTGACATGATCCAAGGTTATCAGGGTGCTACGACTGCACCAGTCGGTGCGGCTGAGCAAGCCGCTCTTACCCAATTGCAGCAATATGCCGGTCAGATCGGCACAGGCGGCACTGGCACAGGTGCTGGTGGATCTGGCATAACTCCGGCTCAGCAGCAGTTGCTGGACAGCACGATGCAGTCTGGCTCGACGCCGCAGGCCACGGCTGATTTTGTCGGCGGTCTTGGTCTTGAGGCACAGGCGCAGCCTTCTCTGGCAGACTTTGTGAGCGGTGTAGGTGGAGCCTCTCAAACCGGAGCTTATAGCGGTGATCCGAACAACCCGCTCATGACCGCCTATATTCAGGCCGCACAACGCCAGACGCAACAGGCTTTGGAGGAAACTCTTGGTCGCACTCTGCCGGGACGCTTTGCAGCAGCAGGACAACAGACGCAACCGGGCGGTTCGTCGGCCTTCGACCGTGCCGCTGCCATCGCGACACGCGGAACGGCGGATGCCCTCGGCGACATCGCCACGAATATCTCCTATCAATCCTTGCAGGGTGCACAGGCCCGTGAGGCCGCAGCCCTTGAGGCAGAACTTGCACGGCGTGGCCAAACAGGGCTGCAAACGCAGCAGCTGACCGCTACGGCAAAGCAAAATCAGCTTGATCGGGCTCTTGGCGCTTCGGAGCAGCAGACGCAGGCTCAGGTCGCACAGTCGCAGGTAACGTCTCAGGATGTAGATACGATGATCAAGAACCTGCAAGCACAGGCGTTGCCTCGTATGGTTGAGGATCTTGGCGTCGAGCGCAGCATGGAAGTCTTCAACAACAAGATCAACTCACTTCTGTCCACTCTCGGCATTGCTGCCGGAACCACTCGCCCGGTTGTCGCAACACAAAGCGGTAGCTCTCAGGTCGGTATGAATTTGAAGTAAGGAAATGTCATGGCAGGCTCTATTCTTGACGTAATCGGAAATCCGTTTCAGCGAGCCACAGAGGCTGCTACAGCGCAGCCTATGGGTAATACTGCATACTTCCCACCCGCGCCCTCTGCTGGCTCTGTTGGTATGCCGACTAGTCGTATGCCTTCCACACCTGCTTACAACCCTCTGCGCGATCCGGAAGGACCACTGGCAAGGGCTGGCTGGATAGGCGCGTTGATGGCTACAGGGCCGTCTCGTAGTGATCACCTTATGTCGCTTGAGCAGCAGAAGCAGCAGAAGATCGGTCAGGCTCGTGGCATGGCATTCCAGAAGCTCTCTGAGCTTGTAGGTCAAGGCTTGTCACCGCAAAAGGCATTCCTACAGTTTATCAACACGCCGGAGGGGATTGACTTCGTGGTCAACGATCCTGACCCGCAAGCTGCTGTTTCGCAGTTTTTGAAGCTGGCAACTCCTGATCCGACTGCGCAGGCACGAGCAGAAGTGTTCGGTCAAGGCAGACAGCCACAAGCAGCGGCCTCCGGCCAACCACAAGCTGGTGTGGACATCTTTTCTGGGCAACCGGCAGGTTCTGCCCCGACTGTAGGTGGTACCGACATCTTCACCGGACAGTCGCAGCAGGGTGCAGTACCGGGCATGCAGGCTCTACCCCCGAATGTGGACGGAGCAATGTTGCGGCAGGGCGCACAGTCGCTGGCCGCTAGTGGTGATATGGAAGGTGCTCGTCTGGCCATGGAATTGGCGAAGCAATATGATGCGCTGGATAACCCAACCGATCTGGTTGTTGTGCCGGATGCAGCCAGCCCTACCGGAGCTAGGTTGATACCGAAGTCACAGGCCGCTGGACTGCCTGCTTTCGAGCCTCGTCCGCAGGTCAGTATTGAAGACAAGCGTGGTGGTAAAGTCGATGAAGAAATGTCGAAATACTATGTCAAGCGACTGGAGACAGAGATCGATGAGCCCACCAAGGCGGCTAGGGATATTGCCCCGAACATCCAAGCGTTCAGGGCGGGTCTTGCTGCGAACAACTTTGAGCCCGGCGCTGCCGGTGGTTTCCGTCGTCTGATGTCTCAATATGCGGATCTTCTTGGTATCCCCACCGATAGTCCAAGCATGCAGTGGATTGGCCTCGGCCAGCCAGCAACGGCTGAACTCATGGAAGGTGCCAGTAATCTGATCGCGGAGAGCATGTCAGGGTCCATGTCGCGTGTTTCGAACCTCTCGATCACACTGCTAAAGCAGGCCGCACCGGAACTTGTCAAGACCAGATCCGGCAACGAATTGCTTCTTGATCTGCTGGACACCAACGCACAAAGAATGCAGCAGATTGGGCAATTCAAGGAGAACTTTATCGCGGAGGCTTATGCTCGCGGTGAGACACCGAATTTGCCACAGATGTTTGGCGAGATTGAAAAGCTCCGTGCAACATGGAAGCCACTTGACGATGAGTTTAAAGCCAAGATCCAGCAGGCCGAGAAAGACGGCAACAAGGTCACGTTCAAGGGCCTCGTCCAGATGGACAATGTCGGAATGAAGGACAGCGGTGATCTCCAGACTTTCAAGAGTGAGGCGGAAGCTGCTGCGGCAGCCGAGAAAGACCCGACACTGACTGATGTCATCATCAATGGACGCCGTGCCACAGTTAGAAGGCCATAAGACCATGCCCATAAGCTTTACTTATGACGACGAAAATCCGGCATTGAAGAATGCTCCGGTTATTCTGCCAACCGATCAACAAGGCCCGCAGCCGATGGCTACACAACAAGGGCCAGCCATGCCGGGCATGCCCGGCGCTGCTGATCTGAACTTTCAGCGATATGGTAGCCCTGTAGGGCCGGAAGTCGGTCCGAAGCAGCGTGTCGGGTTTGAGTACGAGCCGAAGCCAAGTGTCGGGACCAAGATGTGGAACAGGTTCTGGGGCACTGATGTTGAGGACCCGATGCCATGGACCCGCTTGGCTACACAGCTTGTCGGATCACTGAGCGGCGGTATTCCGGGTGCGACAATGGGCGGTCAAGTAGGCTCTGTCTTCGGCCCCATGGGTACCGTGGCAGGCACAGCCATAGGCGGTATCGTAGGCGGTATTGCCGGTGTGACGGCTGGCTCCGCCGCACCAGAGGCCACAATGGAGCTTGGCGAATTGACGGGCCTGCTTGCGCCCGGTTATCGTGAGGAACATGGTCTTTCTAATGACGAAATGCGCACCATGATCGAGGGCGAGGCTTTGATCGAAATCGCCACAGGCGGTGGTATCTCGCTTGCCCGGACAGCTAGCCGTGGACTGTCGAAGTTGGTGACGCGAACTGGTGCGGAAACTATGCGCACTGCTGCTGGCGCGGCAGACTTTGCGATTGACCTGATGCCTGTACAGGTTGGTAGTGGGAAGATCCCGCGCGCTTTTGTGAATGTCATGGGGCAGTTTCCGTGGGTTGGAACCCCGCTTCGTAAACAGGGTTTGCTGATCGAGGAACAGGTAAAGTATGCCGTGGACAATTTGCCGTCCCGCATCGCGCCTGCTTTCTCGTCACCGGCTATCGGGCGTCAGGTCGTGGATGATGTGAAGAAACTGGCAGGTCGTATCGACAACTATTTTGGCGAGGCTTATAAGGCACTGGACGATGCCGCTGAGGCATCTGGCGCGGTTATCCGGCCAGAACAGATTTTGTCAAGGGCTGACACTTTGCTGTCACAGATTTCAGACAAAACCCCATCCGTGGTCAGCGGCTCGCCGACAGCGTCTAAAGCCCTTGAGCGTGTCAAGTCGTTTATACAAGCAGAAATCTACCCGCTACGAGCTACAATGGATGACGGCAGTTCTGTCGTGGCCGAGCAATCGATCAGCCGTATGCGCGGCATGACGGACAAGATCAATGAGCAAATCGGAATGCTGGTCAAGGATGGCATCCCTTACAAGTCCCGGCCTGTGGAAATGCTTATCTCGCTTCGCAATTCTGCTCAGATGGATATGCTCACAAATGTCTATTCCGCTGACACGCAAGCTGCAAAACGCCTTATGGCGGACTACAAGGAGCTAAATGCCCATTTCTCGACAACCATGAGCGAGTTGTTCGAAACTTCAGCAGCCAAGCGTATTCGTTCAGTTTCGACTGGTGGTGCCCGTGGTACAGGTGCAAAGGCCACACGCACTACGACTGATAGTCTGATGCGCATTTTGTTGCATGACGAAAGTCCGCAGATCGTTGACGAAGTGCAGCAGCTTGTGTCGAAAGAGACATTTAACAACATGGCTGCGAACTATTTGCAGAACAAGCTGACTGCCGCAACAAAGGTTGCCGGTACAGAAAGCCAATTCAATGTTGATGCATTTGCCAAGCTGATGGGGTTCACGGACAAGAATTCGAACCGCTACTTGCAGGCGAAACGGCTGCTTGACAAAACTGCCGTGCCGATTAGCGATGTTGAAAAGTTGGCAGACTATATGCGTGTGGCATCCGACATCAATATCCCGAACATGTCACAATTTGTGGCACGTCGTGCTTCCTTGGGTGGCTTGCGTGCGGTGAAAAACGCCGTGCTTCCGGGTGCATTGCTGGCCGGTGGTGGCGCTGGTATGGCCGCAACGCACTCTGGGATCGGGACAATTGCAGTTGGGCTAGGTTCTGTCCTCGGTATGCGAGCCTTCAGCAAGATGATCTCGAACCCGGATAACGCACGCCCGCTTGCCTATGTGATGAACAACGAGATCAACAAATATGCATGGCGCAGATCGCAGGTTGCGGTCGTCCGTGGAGCTTTGCAAGCATTGGCCGATGAAGGTGAAATCACACAAAAGGAATTCACCACGCAGCTGAATGACGCGACCATCTTTATTGATGAGGTGATTGGTGATACGTTGGATTATATGCAACAACGTAAGCAAGAGAAGCGTAAATGACACATGACAACGCGCCAAATGTAATCGACGCAGGGGCAATCACAATCTGGATTGCAACTCTAGCCAATATCCTGCCTTCGGTCGCAGCGTTGCTGTCGATTGTCTGGTTCATGATACGCATCGCCGAAAGCAAAACAGTACAAAAACTGCTAGGCAAATATGCTTGGATAAAGGAGAACGACAATGACAACAACCAAACAGGAAGTCACACTTGACAAGCGAACAGTGTTGGAGATTATTCAACACGAGGCAATCATCCGGCAAGCTTACCGTGATCAGAAGGGTATTTGGACGTGGGGTGTAGGCGTAACCAACGCCTCGGGCCACAATGTTGAACGCTACATCGACAAACCTCAAAAGATGGAACACGTTCTGAATGTCTACATCTGGCTGCTTGAAACACACTATTTGCCAGACGTGCTGGAAGCCTTTGCAGGCTATAACCTGAAACAGCATGAGCTTGCTGCGGCTCTGTCCTTCCACTGGAACACCGGAGCGATCAAGAAGGCGATGTGGGTCAAACAGATTAAGGCCGGAAACCGACAAGCAGCCTATAGTTCATTCATGAATTACCAGAAGCCTGTATCGATCAAACCACGCCGCGAGGCCGAACGCAATCTGTTTTTCAACGGCATCTGGTCAAACAAGGACGGTATGGTCACGGAGTACACTCAGGTAACAGCTAAACACACACCAGATTGGAAGTCTGGCCGCAAGGTGAATGTGGCTCCGATACTGGATCAGATTATGTACACTCAGCCGATAGTAGACAGGGCCGATCAACCGGCGTATAATCCACCTTCGACAGCCAGCTGGTGGAATAGCATAAAAGCGTGGCTGTCACGGTTTTTCAAATAAAGGAGTATGAAATGGATATGCAGAAGATTTTCGGTGTGGTTCGTCACATTATCGGTGGCATCGGTGCCGGTCTTATCGGCTTCGGTTTTGCCAATCAGGGCGATATCACTCAGGTTCTCACTAGCCTCGACGGCGTTGTCGGCGGTGTCATGGCAATTGCGGCGGTTGTCGCCTCGGTCGTTTCGAAGATCAAGGGCAAGGCCGAGTAACTCTTTGAGGCCCGGTTCGTCCGGGCTTCTTGCTTTTGGAGGCTACCATGAATGTGTGGCTCATAATTAAAACCGTCATCACCCTCGTCACCTTGGCGCTACAGATGATCCGTGAAAACAAGATCAAGACCGGGGCCTACGACGAGGTTCTACATGCAATTACCAAGCAGTTCGAAGTGCGCCGCAAGGCAGCCGAAGCAGCAGCGCAGGAGACACCAGTCGATGAAAGCCTTGATCCTTACAATCGTACTCGCTGAGATCTTGGTCGGCTGTGCGACCATCAGCGAAGCTCACAAAGGCACGGCAATTGCCAAGGACATCTGCGATCTGTACCCACCCATCACATATGATGGCAAGCTCGACACCACAATAACGAAAGACCAGATCAAGGTCTTCAACCAAAAACGAAACGCATTTTGTGCATAACCCAAAGGAGATCTACATGCGCAAACTTCTCATTGCACTACTCGCCACATTCACACTTTTCACAGCGCAGGCGCAAGCCTCGGAACTGAAGACCATCGCAGCGGCAACCTTCAAGCTCTATGAGGGCTCGACTGGCATGTGCTCGACCACATTCCTGAAGAACGATCCGAACGGCGCTTTGTTCCTGACGGCTGGCCACTGCGTTGACCAGATCAAGGATGCTGCGCCACTGAACGTGCGCAAGCAGGTGTTGGCCCCGAATATGCGTACTGTCATGTCCGAACAGACCTTCTATGTCAAGCCGGTGAAGACACTCCTGAAAAAGGACGTGGCTCTTTTGCAGGTCATGGACAAGAACGTTGTGTTCGCTGAGGCTGGCATTGATATCGCCACACCCGAGGAAGCAACTGCGCTTGAATTCGGCACGCCGGTCATGGTGATCGGCTATCCGGCAGCACAGGCTCTCTCGGTTACTAAGGGTGAGTTTACAGGCCTCATTCCGTCGCCGTTCGGTGATGTATTTGACCCTAACCTGACCATGTATCAGACCACGGCTCCGGTAGCTGGCGGTAATTCTGGTGGTGGCTTGTATGCACAATTTGGCGGTACTTGGAAGCTGATCGGAACGACGACTGGTGCACGAACCGACAACAACATCATGACCTACTTCCAAACGGCGGACACGATCAAGACGGTGTTGACCGGCTTCATCAAGTGATCACTATAGCGTTTAAACAAAGAGGGCTCCGTAACTGGAGCCCTTGACGTATGCATGGCATACAAGTTAATATGGAGAGTGATGGTTATTCCATTGTAGTCTCCTTAAATTGAGGCCCTTTCGGGGGCCTCTCTTTTTATCCTCACCATCCAATATCCTTGATACTCTCGACCGAACCAACCACATCGAAGTCACCGTACTGTGTTGACGGATAGTCAGCCATCGGCTGTGGTTTATCGACCATCGGACCTACCGTTTGTGCACTTATACCAATGCCTTCATTCGTGAACGCGATGTTGCTATTATGCATGTGAACCGGATCTGGGCCGTTTGGCTTATGCCGCTCATGGCTCCAGCCTAGTGCGTTGAAGATAATCGCCTGCAATGCCTCATCGGCTCCATAGAAATCACCCTGTTCGGTCTTGAAAAAGAACTCAATCATGTGGCGGTACATGGACTTCTCATAAGCTTCAAGCGGGATGCCCTTCTTCCAGTTGTCGCTGGCCCGAAGGGTGCCATCCGCCTGCCGTTGGTGCGACTGCATGTACATGGCAAAGCGTGCAAGCGCAAAGGGTGACAAGAAACCCTGAAAGTCTGGCTTGTCATCATCATTGTCACGAGTTGCGCCGGTCGTAAATTGTCTCATTTTTCGTCTCCTTCTGTTTTTTCGTAGTCTGTCATGTCAAGAATGTATTGGAGCACGAGTGCGGCGATCAGCACGGCATGTAAAGCCGCCTTTTCAGAGTGACCGGCACCAGCGCGTATTTCATCCCACAGATCTGTCACATCTTGCCATATGTGTGCTATCCCTTCCCTTGGGTTGTAGATTTCACCATGGATGTCGATCTCTTCGGCAAGTGCTGCACGAACCTTTGCCAGAATTCGTTCTGTCCGTTGCATATCAGCCGTCTGCATTCAGATGCCCTCCGACAAGAGTTGGTTGATGGCGTAGATCGCGTCGTCAAGATTGTTTAAACGCAAGGCCGCGACCTGTGTCACAAACGGATGCTCATGGATATTCCCCGCGTCCTCCATCACCAGAATGATGGTCTTCCCGGCTTCGCAGGCCATTCCCATTTCGGAAACCGTTCCGATACTGATCCTTTGTGCACCAAGCAGGTGCACGAGAACAATGTCAGATCGCTTGATGTCGAGCCGGTCCTTCTCGACAATCACTTTGGCCCCGGAGAAGAAGTGGCTTGGATAGTCAACTGCAAGCGGCCCTTGAACCTCGGCCAGATGCCCTTCATGACGCATAGGCGACAGAACCTTGATGCCATTGGCCAGATTTTCTGTTACGCGCTTCCGCCAGCCATATCGTGCATCGGCATATGTCTCGCCCAAAATCGGGCCAGATAGGTACACCGACCCTTTGTATGTTGTCTCCATTGTAGTCTCCTTGTTTAAACGTTCTCCGTCAGCGTAAACTTGAGCCCTGTCTTAAAGTCAAATGTTTTCGACACAATGGTCCGCAACGCGGTGTGGCCCATGCTGGCATTCCATGCGTCCTTAGCCGTGAAGGCTGGCAAGATCTCCCACTGTGCGCCGTGCTTCTCGTCACCCTTCGGACCACTCTTGTTCTTATGGTAGTGCCCGGAGTACCCATATCGATACTGCGTATTGCCCCAGACCTGCGGCTCAACGGCAGCCATGACGCCGGGCATATCCTCGGCCTTGATCTTGTCGCCGTGCGTGAATGACAGCATCGTCGTGCCCCACTGATATGACCACAACTCTGCCGGACTACGATCTATCACGACACGCTCGTTACCCTGATACCTGAACCACAGTGCCATACCAAGCGCCTTACTCGCATATGGATCGTGATTGCCTCGACACACATGGACCACAACATGTGTATGCTTTTGCAGGGCCATATCGATCATCCAGATAATCAACTCCGTACCAAGATGCAACACCTTGTCATGTCGCCCGTCCACATCAAGGTGGTTTCCAGACCGCTCGGTCACGGCGTTGTTGTTGTCGGCATGGAAGAAGTCACCAAGTACGACGATCAGGGCCTTCTCGGAATTGGGTGAAATCAGAAACAGATCGCCGACCGACCCAAGAAATTGTTCCTTGGCGATATCCAGATCGTAATTTGCTCCACTCTCCTTGGCCCATGCGTACATTCCCAGATGCACGTCCACAACCGGATATAGGGTCAACTTGTTCTCAAGTATGCGATCCCACGCTGGTGCTGTGATGTCAGGCAGCGGGGTGATACTTTGCCCCATGCGCTCGATCAATTCCTCGATCATACGCTCGACAGCTTCAGTCTCCGGCAACTTATGCTGCCATTCCATCCGTGTGCCGGTTGCATCTACAAGCGATGTGACTTTGCCCATTGTGTAGCCGGGCGGCAGTTCAGGGCCAAGAAACTGGCCGGTCAGATTGCGCTTGATCGCAGCCTTCACCGAACGCCGCATACTCGTTTCCGAGACACCAAACTCAGCCGCAGCGGCGGTATACGACCCAAGTTTTTGGTATACTTCATACCTACGAAGATGTTCCTCGTCAGCTATATGCACGTCAGCCATCAATAATTCTCCATTGATTTTCGTTCTCAAAAATAATTTCGTGCAATCCATTCGGATTTGTGTCGCTGCTATGACCCCAATTCTGGCCGACCGAAGCCTCCGTCTCGATGACCATTGTTCTGGTCACGCCGTTCACGTCTTTGATCGGGATTGGGATTGTCATCAGCTGCATTGCCTTGTGGACAAGATCGTAACGACCCTTTGGAAACTGAAAGAGAATAGCATCGTGCACCTGCGCAAGCAACTGTATCTCGGGCAACTCGATCCAGATCCTCCAAATCCCGATACTAATGATGTGTCCAACCGTGGCCTGCGGGATCACCGCCAGACCTGTTTTGTACGTGTGCTCATCCCACGGACGACCAAACAACTGGAACCGCACCCCTAACGGCGTGACAATCGGCCTCTGGTCCTGCACCAACTCGCGGATCATGCCTTGGTACTGCTTGATGCCCGGAAACGCCTTGAAATATCGTAGCTGACCCTCAGTCGCTGCCGCAACAGGAATACGCTTCTGAATTGCCATCCCATACGGCGTCAACCCCAAGTTACTGCCGTGCTGCACGGCTTTCGACTGAAACCGATAATCATGCCCCTCTTTGTCATCCCATACCGGAGTATGGCTTTTGGCAATCTTTTTGTCTTTCTTCAGATCCCAAGTCCACTCTTCACCGCCGACACCCTCGGGCCAGATCAGTCGGCACACAAACGTATGCGTATCGCCACCCTCATGGGCCTCGATATAAGCCTCATCGCCGGACACAAAGCTGATCACCTTGCTCTCGGCCTGCTTCAAGTCCGCATAGCACAACTCCATACCGTCGTCGGCCTCGAAGGCATACCGATGCTTCTCTGTGATGTTCTGTGCGTTGCCGCCACGTCCATACGCGTCCTGATTGGATGACCATCTATGCGTTGAAGTCACACCAACATTGAAGTTGGAATGAAAGCGACCATCATCCTCCCTGAACTTCAAAAAGCCAATCTGTTTGTGCAGATCCGCATGTCGGTTCAGAAGCTCAATCGGCTCTGCATACTTCTGCTCCTTGACTTTCAGCCGCCCGGCGATACGCTCTCTGGCTTCCTTGTCCGCAGTAATCTTGCCATTTTTGTTCGTGACTGGCTTCAGCTTCCACAAGCCATACACCAGATGCTGCACGTCATCATCACTTGATGGTTTAAACGGACGGACCTTCAGACGACTAGCTCCGCAGTCAAGACACTTGCGCTCTGCTGTATCCGGCACGCCCGGCTGCCACTTATGCTTCCCATCCTTACGAGACGGCTTGGTGCACGCCCCGGTGTTCTTCTCCATGTGATCCCAAATAGGCTTGATCTCGCGATGGTTCGCCAACTGGCGCTCGACCTTATTGCACTCCAAAGTCAGTTCCCGCAACAACTGATCCTTGGCCAGCAGATTGATTTTGATCCCTCTAACCGTCATGGCTATCGATGGACCCTGCAAAGCCATATAAAAATCATGGACCCGCCTGTCGCCATCCGACATACGGGCCTCAAGGATATTGTCGATCTCCAGTGTTGCAATTGTATCAAGCGCATTGTAGGCAGCCTCACGCTGGAAGCCGACCGTGCTTTGCGCCTTGGTCAAATTGATTTTGAGGACCATAATTCTTCCCTTGTAATGCGAACGATCCGGCTGACTTTTCCCTTCAGCTTCGGCTCGGCCTCGACCTCCTTATGCGCATCCGCCAGTTCATCAGCCTGTAGCTGCACCCTCGGCAGACCACTATGCAACTCGGCATACAGTTTCGACAACTTCACCATGGTTCAGACTAACCTGCGTTCCCAACACTTTTCACCATAACTATCTATAGTGTAACGCATCTCAATACGCTGTAGCCACACCCATGAAGATGACCCATCCAAGTAATCAGCAATTTTAAGTGGATACCAAGCAAACCACGAGGTCCACTCCTGCCATTTTGTCGAGGATTTTTTAGTATGTATAATCATAACTCAACCGTCCTTTTTCTCAACCGCATTTTGATAACGGCCACCCCATGTTTTGTAAGCGCCGATCCGGGTGTAACTCGCGGCCATGTTGGCAAGATCTGCCGGTAACTCGGAGTACAGCACCTTATGTCGCAGCCGGGTGTCGCTGCGATAGTTGCGTGTGGCGATCCCATGCTTGTCGTACAGCCAGACCAAATCGTAGGTGTAATTCTGTCCGACCTTCGGATTAGGAGCCCCGAGTATTTCCTCCACAGCGCGCCATACACGCCATTCGGCCTCGACCGTGGGCCAGTACGAGCGATTTGGCTTGCGCAAGTCCACGAACGGCACAGACATGGCCCGACTAGTCGTAGGTGCAAAGGAGATAGCTGTGATCTGACCCCAACCTGTCTCGATGTCCACACTCAACTTCGGACTGGCTTTGCACTCCGGGATGAAATCAAGCACATCCTGTACGGTCGGCTCGATCAACAACTCCACATGTGGGTAGACGATTTTCGGCCCGAGTTCTGCCTCGGCGTTCGCCTTGATCAGATCACCGACCACAATGGACAGCCAGATCCAATTCTTCTGTATCGCAGCCGGGTGGTAGGTGGGCAGAAGCTTGTGGCCCGCCATGATGTTCGTTGCAGGTGTCACAGCACCGCGATACTTGGCGATCAGCGTCTGGCCGGTAAATGCCCACAAAGCCGTGGCTCCTAGCGGAACGATCACGGTCGGCTGTACGGACTGCAATTGTTCGTTTAAACGAGCCATGTTCTCACAGACACGTACATCGTCCTTCATCCACTTGTCGATATCACTTTCCTCATCAACAACCGTGTCAAATACGTTGCCAATGAAGAAGTCGTCACGCTCAAGATTTGCGCTCCGCAGCATGGCATTGAATAGTGCCCCGGATGTCCCGGTCATAGGCACGCTTTCACCGAACCGTGGCGCATCGGCGACAAAAGCAATACGGGTGGGAATGCTCGACGGCATTTGTGGCTTGACAGCATGAGACATGGTCACTCCTTGTCGTGGTTATCTTTCTGCGAACGGTCCGGCATCAACAAACAATGGATGTAGGTCGCGACCGCGACACTCAGGAGCAACGCAGCCGTGAAGAGAAAGGCTCCGAGATAGACGATCAGGCCGACGAAATACAGGATGAGATTGAGAATAAATTGCATCGCATGGCCCTCACATAATGTTTTGCATGATCCGGTTTCTTGTGTTCTCGACAGTCAAAATCCGTGAACTATACACTACAGCTTGAAAGCTAAATCCAAGATCGCCGTGGCCAACTATATGCCATACCTCTTTGCCCCATATGACAGCCGCTAGGATCTCTTGGGCTACACCAGCCCCAATCATACCATCCCGAAATGACCGATAGCACACTACATCGGCCTCGACCTGAATACACTCGGTAAACAGTTCCATCACAGGACGCCGTAACCGTTTGGCGGCATCAACTGCGATCTTAAACCTCGGTGTATTCGGATTTATGACCTTCCCGTAGCCTCCGAGGTACTCGATATCTTTACGTTCGGCCTCTGTGTCATACCAAGACATCGGATGTGCATAGTAGATGAGCTTATCAGCCATTTGGCTTCTCCTTGTTTAAACTCTGGTGTCAGGCGGTTCCTATATAATCAACAGTCGGCGTTTGCCATACCGTCTCTGTGACCAGAGGTGTCAGAATAATACGCTCTGCGAGCGCGATCTTGTCGGCGGTTGTACCAATAACAGCGGCCAGTTCTTCAGGCGTCACAAAGTCGCGGCGAATTTGATAGACAGTATTGCGGCCATCCGGTGCGATCACAATCGTCACGTCATTGCCACTCTTTGGGTTGTGCTTGGCCAGCAGGCGCGTCAGGATGACCACCCAATCAATCGAACGTACCTCAATAGTGTATGTGTTGTTTTGCATGGCTCTCTCCTGCGTTTGTACCTACAGACAGTATACCATGTAGAACCGGGGGCCGAAGCCCCCGAATTCATTCTTGCCAGTTAGTCAGCGACCTTCTGGAACTTGGACAGAGTATTCTGCCAGACCGTCTCGCCGACGCTGTTCTCGTAACTGCGCTCACCGACCTGTGCGATGACTTCCGCGCCACGGAACTTCTTGGCGAAGGCCAGCTTCCCGTTTCCGTCGAGGATATTGCCGTCCATCGACAAATCGTGGATTGCCAGATGCTTGCGAACACTGTTCCAGTCCGCAGCACTCTCCAGATAAACCGTGAACTGAAGATCGTTCACGCTGAAGTCATAGTCGCCCATCTCCTCCAGCAGATCCTCGGCCACGCTCACCGGCTTCACGGCCTTGTAGGTAAACAGAACCTTCAGGCTCTGCCCTTCCTCACGCGGCTTCACGAGCGACACATTCGTGCCCTTCAGCAACCAGCCGCCAGACGGCAGGTTCTGCGGTTCCGGGACTTCATCCCAAGACCTATTGAGAATGTCTTCATAATCCAATGCCATTTCAATCTCCTTGTTTTCCACATGTGGTTATAATATGGGCTTCACACCCACTTGACGGGCTGTGGTCATGTCTTTCCCGTACACATTCACTTGAAGCCCGGAGCCTTGTACCCAAGGGCCTCGAAAATCTCAGCCAATCCGGTTTCAATCGGATATGTGGCCTTTACACTGCGGCTCGGGATCTTCAAGTCGATCTCCATGCCGCCGACCGTATTGATGACCCGCATATCCTTCCCCTGCTTGGTAGTCTTCAGAAACTCCAGCATGATCGGCAGCATGCCGTGGATCACCTGCGCATTGGGCTTCGTCACACTGACAGGATAGATGCGCGACGGGATCATCCCATCACGGATCATTTCCATCTTCTGTTCCTTCAACGCCTCGTTGCCTTCCTTGTCATCGTTCTGGTTCAGGAAATCAGCCGGGCCAAGGATTTGTTTGTGGCTATTGATGATCAGGTGGAACCGATTGCGATCAGCCTTCATGATCTCAATGAAGTTGGACCAGTCGGCCACGGCATGACCCCAGACCGCAGAAGTCATATTGGCCGGTGTCTTGTTGTTCATCTTCATGGCCCGCAGCTTGGCGGACGTACCGCCGCTCGACATACTGTCCACCACGACGATGGTGTCAAGGCCCCATTCGGACGACTTGCCAAGATCAACCTCGGTTCCGTCCTCGTCCTTGTACTTCCAATGCTGCATCAGCGTCAAGGCTTTGTTGAACGCCTCCGGAATACCGCTGGCCTCGACATACTTGTCGCCGGAACGCATCTTGTCTTGCAGCGTTACGATGTCGATGTTGGCCAATGCACGTTCATCCACGTACTCGACCAGCGGCTGATAGTTGCCCTCGAAATCGATAATGCGCAACTTGTATCCGGCATTCGCCAGCGCCGCAAGTGCGCCGGTCTTACCTGATCCGGGAAACCCGATGTGAAACGCCCTATACGGCGTGCGGCCTTTCAATTGCGCTGCATTCGCCATCGTGTCACCTGATAATCAGTGTGGAGGGATCTTCATCGGCTTCGATCTGGTCGGCAGCCAGCGGCGTTTCGGTGATCGTAAACGGCTTGCCGTTGGCCGGATCATTCGACACAACGAACCGCTTACCTTGCAGCAAGGCGTTGTTGATTTCGTCACACCTTGCCAGCAAAGCCATTTTGACTTCGGAACTGATCGTTCCATTGCCTTCGGCCTCACTCAGTGTCATGAAAATTGCGTAACCAAGAGCCTCGTCTATTTCAATGTCGTGCTTATCCATGGCTTGTCTCCTTGATTTATGTGTGCAGCATATCCGCACTCGTTAAAATGTGTCAAGTATCACCGCTCATGCAGCGGGTTCCACCGATCCTGCTTCTGGAAATTACTCGCCAGATAACGGTCACGCATGGCAGGGGGCTGTGAGCATGCTTGTTTAAACGGGCAAAGCCAGCAGTTGCGTTTGTTCATCGGCCAATACCCATGAATGGCATATTGCTCGGCCAGTTGTATCCAGACCTCCAGATCATGCAAATGCTCTTCGTGCTGTTCCTCGACCTTGTAGAATGGATGTCGTCCAAACGCAATTCCACCTACCATGATCTGCACGGCATCGACCATTGTCCCTCGAATATTCAGATCCGGGAAGGCCAGCGTCCCGACCATGGCGTAGGTGTCGAACTGCGTGTCGGGTGAGTACTGATCGAAATATTTCGAATTCAGCGTCTTGGTCGTGGTCTTGTTGTCCGTGATGAACAGCATGCTCCCGAACTGGCCGATGTAGTCGAAGTTCCATGTCAGGATGTAATCTTCGCCATAGTGGTTCTTGAACGGCAACGGCAATCGCCCACTCAATTCAACCGCCATGGTCCCATCCGGGAAGACATATGGATGGTAGCTATCGGCAAGATCTTCTGGCTGCTCCAGCCCGTACCACACCAACGCCTGTATCAACGACTGCCGGTTTTTGCGTGCATCGTCCGGGACGTACCGCCGCTCGACCACAATACCGCCACGGCATTCCGTGCAAATATCAGGTGGATCTCCGGGGAACCACGCCTTCTCGAAAGCGAACGGGCATTTGGCCCGATTGCCTTTGGAATTTTTGTATGGCATGCTGCCATCGCACTTCCACATCGTCTCGTACCGACCGCCCCATTGCGTGCCCGGCTTTGGCGAGTTCAACTCATCGCCGGGGTCCACAGTGCTCGGATCTTCCCCATCATCTATCCGGGTCGGGATGCGCCCTTGGGTGTAGGTTTCCTCCATCGCCCATCGCACAACGGCGACCAGCGCATCTTCAATGGATTGACCGACTAGTCGGGCCTTCTGGAACCGCTCTAGACCGCTGGCGATCAATCGTCCAAAGGCAAGGTCCACGCTGCCGTTCTGCCAGCCCTCAAGGTTCGCATATTGGTAGTGTCGCGGACAGAACTGAAATGACTTCAGACTGCTGGCGTCCCATGCGATCTGCAAATTCGGATTGTGCTTGCTAAAAGCGGTCATAATATCTCCTTGATAAAAAACAGGCCGGTGGTACTCACCCCGTTTATCGCCTACCGTTGTGACTGGCGCACCTGTAGGATCATCGGCTCAGACCGTCCGTTGGACTTCCTCGACCGTGACCTTGATCATCCGACCTAGTGCTACGTCTTCGGCAGGAGTGCCGAACTGTAGCTCTGTCGTCTTGGCGAGTTCCTGTGTCGGCTGGATCAGCACTGTACCAATATCGACCATTGTCATGCGATTGATCTCGGCAATCAGATCCGCAGGTGCAGTTACATCAGCGGTATCGGCCATGAAGTAGCCTTCAACACGTTTGCAATCAGTCATTGTGGTTCTCCTTGTTTTCAGTGACATCAGTGCCGCCATCTGGAAGTATTTCGATAACCAGTCGGATATTGACCATACCCGGCCTATTGGGCGGTTTGGGATTGTCGTCAAAAAGGGTGATGCCCGGCCTTGATCCTATTAGCTCGCCCATAGCACGCTGGAAGTCCCTTTCCATGATGGCCCGTATCCGCTTTGCCACCAACTGTTCGCCGCCTGTCGGGATATGTGTATACCCTACAACAGTTCTCATGATCAGTCCTCCCTTGCCGGAATGTCCGTTGTCTCGATTGTCACTTTCAGGAAGTGCAGCGGTTCTTTGCCTTCAATAGCCGAATGAGCGCGGTTCTTGGCATAGCACTCGTCCACACTGTCGAAGAGCAAACCCCCACCAATAAGCAGCTCTGTAAGCTTGTTCAGTGTGTCTGTGACACTCTCTGGTGTGTTCACCTCGGGGTTCACAACTGCGATAAATGATACATGTTCAGTCATGTCACTTTCCTTTCTTTTCGATGAACAACGCACGCCGTTGGCGCTCGACCTCGATCAACTGCCGCAAGTCGTCGTCGTTCAGGGTTTTCGGATTGCAGTCAAAGAACCGATCCAGATTTGGCTCCTTGGCAATCTCATCGATCAACTCGTTGCCGTCCTTACCTGTCATTGACGCTGCCCGACATACTCGACCTGCTCGACCGTAATCTTGAAGATGATCTTCAGATCATTGGCCCCGACCGTGGCGATCTGGTGCTTCAGATCCTCGGGATCGGCGGATGTAATCATTCCAAGCGAATTGAGAATGTAGGTCAGGCCATCCACGTATTGCGCTTCCGTGTACGTCGCGGTATTCGAGCCGGTGTACAGAACGTTGTTCAGCTTGTCGGTCATGATCAATTCTCCATCTTTTCGATTGTGACCTTGAAAACGGCGCTTGCTGCCGGTTCAGCCGCTGTCTCTTGCATCAGTTCTTCCGGCGTGTCGAACATAACCGCGCCTTGTGCCGCTTCCTCAAGCACACACCGTAGGCCGGTCATCATATAGTTTGCATCACGCGCACCGGTCATGCACCCGATGTATTTGATTGCTGTATTGGCCATTGTCGTCACTCCTTTTCTTCGTTGTTTTCGGGATCTTCACGGAACAGTTCGACCGTGACTTTGTAAATATTGCCCATCCGCTTTCCGCCTCTGGAAGTACCAAAGGTAAATGCGTCGTCCGGGTTACGCCACAAGACTTTCCCGCCGAGCGACAGTTCGAGCGTTTCGGCTATACCATCGGCAACATAGGCCGTATCGGCTCGCTTGCCAACTGTATACATAACTATGGGTTCTTTTGTCATCATAGGCTCCTATCGTTGTTTGAGTTTAAACGCGATGTACTCGTACTGTTCAGGCCGCAACTTGCGCTGCACCAGAGTTACCCGCCCTTTTTCATAGGCGTGCCACGCCATCTGGCCAAGGGTATGCATAGGCTCATAAAACACATGCATGTAGCTACCGTAGCCCGGCAACAATGTGACCGTCTCCCGGTCAGCGGCCAGAAACCCACGGTAGTATATGAAATGTGCCCCGGCTCTAGCCGTGTCCAGCCACCGCTGGAATGATGCCACTGTAATTTCGTCATGATCCTGTGATATACTTTCTTTCATGTCCAACCTATCTGATTATAGGGCCTCAATCAGACGATTGATCGAAGCCGATGACACGAATGAAGCCTTTCAAATGGAAGGTTTCACCGCAGAGGTGACTGTGCTTGTTCGAGGCTCGAAATCGTTTATTGCCTCTCGCTCTTTTCACACATATAGCCAGCTGGAAAAAAAGATGGAATGTGACATTCCGCCACATAGACAGAAAAAACCCAACCTGACATAACGAGCCTCTAGTTTTACAATGGAGGCCACTATGACCGTTACCCAGATCATCCCGAACGGCACGCGTGTCTATCTCATTAATGTGGACGATTGGCTCACCGCCGATCACTTTTTCCATGTCCCCGCATCCCACACCAATGGCCGCATCGTTGGCTACATAGGCGACGGCCAGTACCACATCATCACAGATGCCGGTAAAGAGTGGATCTTGGGTGAGGACAGCTTCATGGTCGAACCGGAAGGTACGGCGATTTTCCCCGACCTTGTATCCGAACTGATCTTCGTTGGATCTTCCGTGCTCGTGCTTCTCATCATCATTATCCCATTCATCTTGTAACCACCCAGACAAAGGAGCCTCTCATGTCTGTAGATTTCTCCCCATTCGAGTTCGATGACACCATCGTCTTCACGCAGTTCATGTTCCCTGACGGCGGGCGTAAGCAAACCCTCGCCCCGATGCCGAACCCCGCCGAAGAGTGGGCTCCAAAGGTCCAGCGCTTGTTGGACGCCGGTATGACCTTCACCTGTGAGAAACACCCACAGTCACAAATGGTTACACTCTATGTCAGCGACGACGCTCACGACCGCGATATCGCCACGGTTTGTTTCATGGACAGTTATGGCAGCCCGGACGAGCATCTGAAGAACCTCATCACCATGGCTCTCACTCGTTTAAACGAGAGCCCCTTGTCGCAGGAGAACTGACATGTGCAAACCAACTATTCATTGTGATAAACACCAATCGTGCACTTCCGAAGACGCCGCCGAACAGCTGACAGCGCTGATCAACAGGGAACTGCATCTTTCGATCACGCCATATTACCTGACCCGATTTCTGCGAGAAAATTGGCCTACAGTAGCCAAGTTGGCGCACAAGATCATAGGCCACCTCACCCATGTGTCAGACGACGAACCCATCGCCTACCTGCGAGACATCGACGGTACCGGTTCATTGCATGCATGTGGCAAGGAAGATCCGGGCGCAATGCCGGTCTATGGCACACCACGAACCACGTCTTATTTCGACCGACTAGTCGTCGAGGCGCACAGGGCTGCTGAAACAGCCAAGGTGAAGTTCCCGCAACCCAACTACGTCACGCTCAAGATCGCCGAGGAGGCGGGCGAAGTGGTGCGCGGTGCAGTCCACTATCGGGAGAACCGCATGCCGTGGTTCGCGGTTGAAACCGAGATTATCCAGCTTCTGGCCATGCTCATCCGCTTCGTGACCGAGGGCGACGGGGTAAACAACATTTACCCGCCAACGGTGCTAACCGATACACCGGCAAAGAAAGGTAAATCACGATGACCGCTAACGTAAAATTTGCATGCCCCAAGTGTGGGGCCACAAGCGGCGATGACTGGTCTCAATGCCATGGTGTATGCCCGATTGTGTGGTCCCCATATTATGGCATGACCAAACATATAACTGACCACGCTCGCGGTTGTGAAGGACGCACCCACACCTGCACATGCGGGTATGACGCGGAACGTGACGCCGACCTCACGGCATTGAGGGAGGAGAACGAGCAGCTGCGGGCAGCGTGCAACCAAGCCCGGTTGGCGTTCTCCGGCATGGTCAGCGTGCAGTCAGCTATTGACGTACTCGACAAAGCCCCCGCCAACGCCACCGCAGCCTTGTCCGCAGCCCCTGCTGTGGGGGTAAAAGCACTGAAATGGTTGGCAGACTATAATAGGCAGTACGCCTATGCTCTTTTCGGAGGAACCTATATCATCACCGAATATGCTGGCATGTCAGAGCCATTTTCACTTGAGGCGCGCGGATTTTCTGGTTCTTTGTCTCGCTATTTCCCCACCCTAGAAGCCGCCAAAGCCGCAGCACAATCCGACTACGAGGCCCGCATTCGCTCCGCCCTCACCACGGATGGCAAGGACAATGGGTGACGTAAAACCCAAAACGATCAAGCGCCGCACCATGGTTGAACTTTTAGCGGCGGTGTATGAGCACCACGGGTGGTGCCGCAAGGAAGGCGAGAGCCGTCCTAGGCGCGTTCAAGATATCTATGAGATCACGGCGAACTCTGGGCGCAACACTTATATCGCAACTCCTCGCGACAACGAGCCGCCGAAATCAGAAGTTGACGAAGCTGGCAACATCGGCTGGATGGTCCCGTGACACTACAGCAACGCGCAGCGGCGATTTTCAAGTGGGGTAGTCTATATCCCACGATATGGCCATTGTATCAAGTGTGGGCCGCAAGGCTATACCAGCAAGACCGTATTGAGCGTGGTGTAGAGGAAGACCAGTTGTAACAATTCGTGATCATTCGTGATCTTGACCGCCACACCGCCACACCGCCACATGCCACAAACGTCCTGCACACAAACCACAGGAGACACGCATGGAAAAGCTGAAAAAGATCTTTCAAGGCATGACTTTCCGCAAGCCGCATGTTGATGACACCCTACGTCATGTCTTCCATGGCCTGCACGGCGTGTACTTCGGCAGCGTCTTCCTTGAAGGCCACGGCGTCTACGCCATGGCTAGCGGCGGGTTGCTCGTCCTTCTCGTGCTGAACTATTTCCTCCATTTCGATTGAGGGGGCAAGCTATGTGCAAGGTTGTCATCAAGTTCCTGACTATCGAGCGGCATCGCCGTTACCAGATCACAATCACCTCCGGCATCTTTGTTGCCACCCTTACCGGAGTATTGTGGCCCGACTACTCCTACGCCAGCGCCCTTGCTGGCGTCGTCACCAACCTGATCTGGATATGGGAGTAATCCCATATCCTCATCGTTTAAACACGGAGACATCCAATGACCGAAAACCACGTCACATACTTGCTATCCATCGTCTTCGCGGCGATCCTGATCATCGGTGTCACGGATAACCTTGTCACATTCCGCACCGCACATATGGAGGCGTCCTATGACTGCCGCTGAGACAACCGCTTCGCTCGGCCAGATCCTTATGATGTACGGCGGCTTTATCATTTTCGCCATTATCGCATGCGCCATCGGCCTTTGGCTGCTTGGCCCCGAACCCGGAGACGACGACCATGACCACTAACCTGTACCCACGCGACTACCTGCTACTGCAAAACGTTGTCGAGCGGCAAGAGGAACTAAACGCCGCATTGTCCGGCAAAATCGTCATCATGGCCAGTGGCATATACGCCGGTCGCCGTGGTCGTGTTGACAGCGTCCAAATGCATTCGGGCTACAACCCCGGCTGGCTGTTCTACATTCGCCTGTCCGAACCCGGCTGGGACGACTATTTCTACAACCTGATCGTCGCTCGCCACAACGAATTCCAGTTCGAGGATGCCCAAACGCCGGGAGAGCCTGATCATGGCCCCACGCAAGCTTAATCAGAAGGAATACGAGTTCCTGACAGCCTGTTGCGATTGTGCGCCTTACCGTGGGCTCATGGCTCCGCCTGAGTACAAAAAGGCCGCGACTTCGTTATTGCGCAAAGGCTTGTTGTGGAATTTGGGCTTTTCCGACTTTCGCGTCTATATCGCAACCGAGAAAGGTCGCAAGCTTTGTGCGGAACTTCACACAAACTTCGTTTAAACAAGGAAACTAACCATGAGCAATGAAACCAAAATCACCTTCTGGCAGCGTTATCTCGGCCCGCAAGGCCCACACCTGAGCCATCGAACCTTTTTCACCCAGACCGAACGGCCCGCACCTGCCGACACACAGTGCAGTATTCACCCGCGTGTCGTCCGTGGCAGAACAGTCCATCCCAAGGTCAACACCTGCAAATAGGAGCTTGCCATGATTGTCATATCACACGATCTCGCAACCGTGCTGCACAAATGGTGGCACGGTGCCCATGCCGCGTATCCCATATATGCTACTCACTGTTATGGCTTGTGCTTCTTTGTCGAGACGTATGGCGCATTCCAGACAGATATGGAGTTATCTGCTCTTCTGTGGCAAGAGTTTGGCGAAACGGCGTCTGTACCATTCAATCATGGGGTTTTATCGGAATACCATGACGAGCGTAAGAATTTCGCTTGCCATCGAAACGAAAAGCGTCTAGCTTGGGTGAAAGCGAAACTCGACGCCTACGATGCAGCACAACGCACAAAGGAGATTGACCATGAGCATGAAGATTGAGGCCACCAAGGGCAAAAGCCCATATGCCAAGTATCAAAAACTCCCCTACCGCTACGGTGAAAACTATCAGCGGTGGGCCAAAGCCGTGGCCGAAACCGGCCTGCTATCCGCCCAGACCATGGCAGCGGACGCAGCTTTTCGCATGGAATTCGGTATTCCAGCCCGACGTCACTTCGGCGATTTCAGTCTGGAGGATCTGACATGAAACCGTCCAGCGATCCATACACCCGTATGATGTGGGTTGTCATCGTCGTGTACGCCATTGCCCTGTTCCTTGTCCTCGGCGTGGTGTTACCGGCATGACAACGTTCATCTACCGTGTGTTTTACAGCGCTCTGATCGCTGCCGCTATTCTCGGCATCGCCCACGAAATGGCAACGCTGTTACCATAATTACGCGACGTTCCCGTGGCAGTCCATCGCGGGAATGGTGCAAGAGGAAAGCCGGGGGGTGAATAGGCGCGTTCTCCGGCTTTCCTATACCCGCACCACACCATGCGTTTAAACACAGATTATCACTCTGCCGTAGTCTGATCAATTGATAATCTGATAATATGGGGGGTAGTTTATCAACGGCCATCATTGAAATCATTACGCTTTTATCAAAAAGGGTGTAGTTGGAGAGTGTAACCTATTGATTTTAAAGCACGATTATCAGATTATCAAAATTTCATTGACACCCACGCCTGATTTGATAAACTTCACCTGTCAACAACACACCACGAGGAACCTACCATGACCACGATATCACCCGATCTTGCTAAGATCCTTCGCCAGTGGCAACGCGACTACAAAGCGCCTGACAACTCAACCGAAAGCTACCGCGTACGGCACAACGGCTTGTGTTATTATGTCGATGTCTATGGCTATCGAGCCGTTCTTTGCGAGCTTACGGTTCATCTTCAAGCCGATTGCGGTACCGCAATATACCCATTCAACACTTCGCATCGCAGCTATTGGCTTGAATGCGACATAGGTGCGGCCCATACCAATCCACGGCGCAAAAAGTGGGTCGCCAAGAAGCTCGCCGAGTACCGCGCTGCAAATCGCAAACCCAAAGGAGAAAGCAAATGACCAACAGACAGCCCAAATTCGACACGCTCGAATTCATCATGCAGTACGAAGACGGCAGCCTGACCGAGGAAGAAACCATCGCCGGTTTCCAACACTTGATCAACACCGGCCTTGCATGGCAGCTACAGGGCAGCTATGGCCGTATTGCCGCACACCTGATCGGAGCCGGACTTTGCCACGACGGCAGCGGGTTTCCCATGGAGGCCAGCCACTAACAGCAACACAACCACAACACAGGAACCACGACAATGCACCCCATCAACCTCAACGCCTACGCCCACACACCGCTCGCCCAGATTGGCCGCGTGATCCGTTGGCACGAAGAACTGGCCACGTATTACACCGGGCGGCTCGCCGCTCAGCACCGGGCCAAGGCGAACGCTCTCCGGGCCACGATCACGGCCCTCTTCCTCCAACGCTTCACCGCTGGCGACTACGCCGCATAACCACAGGAGTACCGACCATGAACGTAAGCACCTACAATTTCGCCCACTACCGCCTGACAGCCGGACCGCGCAACACCTACATCCTGTTCGACCGGCAGCAAGATCTTGTCCTCAACATCGCCGAAGATGAATTCAACTTCATCATGAACGCCGAGACAATTGAGGACCGGCTGACCTCCTGCCGTGAAGTCGTGGAAGAACACGCGGAGCAAGAACACGATTTCGCCTTGCACGGCTCACTGGAAGGCTGACAGACACGATCATGGGCTAGGGCGGGTCACACTGCCCTAGCTTTTTTCTTGCGCTCTACGGGCCATGTGCTACAATGCGACTAGTCGTTAACAACCAATGAGGACAGCCCCATGCAGAAGATCTATCTCGACTACGGTCGCGCACCAGTCCGTAACGATCACTATGTCGCCAGACGCGTGTTCCGCTATGCGTTTAAATCCGCAGACAACACGATCAACATTGGTTCGGTTGTGGCCTACACAAGGCCCGGCGCGATTACCACATTGCAGCTTGATCCGTCCCGCGTGACTGACAAGCTGAAGGAGATCTTGTGATGGCCGCCGAATGCAGAGAATGTGGTTGCCCGATCAACAGCGGACGGACAGGCGTTTATTTCTGTTCACCAGAGCACCGCAAGACGTGGAACAACCGACGCGCCGTGCGCGGCGCTGAGTTGTATGATCTGTTCATGGCCAATCGCTTTGAGCGGCAGTTGGCCACGGACAAGCACATGTGGTCGATCATGACCAATCTCGCCTCCGCCTATCGGGACGCAGACAAGGCGTTGCGGAGCGGCAGGCGGTCATGGGACGCCAAGGAAACACTTGCCCGGTTGCCAATGGCATTCGGCACAGATGGAGACAAACGCTAATGGGTATCTATGTATTCCTCTCCATTATGGTGTTTTTCATCGTGATGGCCTCACAACAGGAGATTGATTGATGTCACATGATCTGAAATCACTGATTGGCCCCGTCGTGCACATGGAGGTGGTCGCATGGTATCAGGGCTATGAGGCGCGATACGCCAGCCGTGGCAAAGGTGCCAACCCCTATGCAAGCCATGTGTTCGGCCCCGAATGGCTGAACGGCTGGCAATTGGCGGATGAGGAACTGAGAGTGAACGGGACGTATCTGATTCGCTAGCCATGGGCCGTGGGGGGGGGGGGACAAGCGAAAGGGGGCGATTGTGGCCCCTTCTCTTTGTGCGTTTGGTGTTGTGCGTTTAAACGCGAGTGGTGTCATGCCTGCCGTTGGAAGATTGTGTGGCAGGTGTTGCAAGTGCAATCAAAGGCGTCTCGGGCAACACGGACCCGCAACGGCGGTTCGCAAGCGCATGTGAAGAGGCGAAGTCGTGAGCCAGATCCGACGCCACGGGACTTGCCACCACGCGTGCCAATCGCTGCCGTGCATGGCTTGGGGCCGGTCTTGCGACCAAAGTCGAGCGTGACTGGCTCACCATCGTCCGGCTTGGGTATGTCAGCGATTGCATCCCGAATGTCAGGGGCGAACATAGACCAGATGTAGCTTGTGCCAGCGGCACGCGAACGACGCAGACCGAGTTTTTCGCAAGCCGCTTTCCACTCCGGGCCATGACCGGCAGACCATCCGGCGAGCACATGAGCAAGCTCGTGGATCGTGGTCCCTGCCAGTTGTGTGATCGATGACTGGTTGAAGGCGGAAATCTCCACGAATGGAGCTTTGCTGTCAGCCTTGCCCCATTTGTCGTAGTATGTCACGCCACGCACGCCGTTAGGACCAGCGCCATAGGCGAGCTTGACATTCTTGCATGTGCATTGCTCCACGGACGATAGACGCGAACAAGCTATGTCCGCGACCTTGTGAACGAAGTCTTCGTGGGTAAACATGTCAGTCTCCTTTGATCTCATCAGCAAGCGCCTAACGCTTGGACCGGCCCGAAGGCCGGTTTCGACCTGCCGTTATGCCGTGGTGTCGTTTGCCGTAATAAAACAGATTGTGCCGTTTGGGTTTTGCACATAGACGGCTTCTTGTTGTGCATCTTCGACGACGATCCGGGCAATGTGATGCAGGCGTTGCACGTTGATGGGCAAATCCTCCATAGCAATGGTGTAGACCATAACAGCTTCGGTCACAACCGTTCCATCCGGTGATTTCCAGCCGCCGAAAGAGTGTGTCGCGGTGAAGCCGCCAAAGTCTTCAACAAGGGTTTTCTGAACCCATGTGCGAAGATCGGCAAGACCATATCCGGCATTGTTGCGAGCGGGGACGATGATCTGAGCGGTGCGGAGTGCATGTGTCATGTCGGTAGCTCCTAGGATTTGGCCGTGGGCCGTTGTGCCGTGGGTGGCAGGTGTCTTTATAGCATGTGTGTTTAAACGGGTGAAGCAAAAATATGCCGTGGGCCGTTGACAGTGGGCGATGATTGTTCACAGTGAACGGATGGGGAACAAATCGCATGGTGGGATTTTGTGAGCCGTGACAGCGGGATAGGGGTAAAGCGAGCCGTGGGCCGTTTATGGGCGATTGGGGGCCATGTTGCCGATTTGCCACGGTGGACGGGACACGGCGGGGTGAGCCGGGGCCGAGTTGCGGTTATGCTCGGGCTGAGCATAAGTGCTTGGCGGTATTGCGCGATTGTTTCGGAAGCGTAATGATTAACTTGTTAACTATCGATGCTGAACTTGTTAACTAGTATGTTAGTTGCGCACCGTGAGGGGTCCAAAACCACGCGCTCGACCGGCACACGGCATAACGGTGTACGGCATAGCGATCACATAGCACAACAGTTATATGCACCAACAACGGGCCATGCACGGCAGGGGGCTGCGTTAGGGACGACTTACGTAAGGGCTGGCTTACACATGCACACGCAGCGCACGGCAAGGGGTAAGCACATGATTACATTAGGCCGGGCTTATGTAAGCATAGAGGCACATAAGCACATAGCTACGTAAGCACACACGCACAGAGGGGCGCGTAAGCCGTGGCGCACGTAAGCACACACTTACGTAAGCACAGGGGGCACCTAGTTCCCCCCAGACGGCCTACGGCACGCGAGCTCGTTCAGGGACCCAATACACTGGTTGAGGTGCCTTTCACCACATGCAACCACTAGTTGCGCACACACCCACAGCCCACGGTCAACGGCAGATCGTAACTCTTTGATAACACATGACTAATAGCCCGCGAGCCTCGCTTCGCTCGGCCACACCGCATGGCGTAACGGCATAGCATCCCACGGCACACGGTGTACTTAACATGTTAAATATATACACCGACCTTCCCCCTTCGACCGCTTTACCCCGCGCCGTGGTGGGGAGATTATCAAACAGGGCTCAGAAGCGTTGATAAAGTGATAATTTGATAATCTGATAAAGGGTGAGAGACTTTAGAACAGACAGTGAACGATCACTCCTTTGATAATACTCTATTCTCATATCAACCTTTCACCGCCTTGCACGATGATAAACAGGGTGGTATTCTATGAGACATAATGCAGTCACGTACATAATCCGCACATAAAATCATATATTTAGGAGCTATAATGCCAACTGAGGTCATAAAACGCAAAAAGCCCTCCATCATCACGCTCGATACGATTGCCCCCAAGGAAATGACATGGTTGTGGCACCCTTACATCCCCTCCGGCACGGTTACGGCGGTATTCGGGCAGGGTGGAATGGGCAAAAGTTACATGACCTGCGACATCGCGGCCCGTTTATCAAACGGCACGCCGTTGCCCGGCAGCGATGGGCCGACAATTCCGCAAAAAGTGTTAATGCTGAGCGCTGAGGACGATTATGCGACCGTTTTGGTCCCGCGCCTACTGCGTATGGGTACAAATTTAGCCAACATTGCCGTGCCGAGCTTCCAATTCACCCTCGATCCGTGGGGTGCTGAACAGGTCGCCGAGCTTATGCGCGAATTCGCAGCCACGGTGGTCTTTATCGACCCAATTGTGTACTATGCCGGTGGCAAAATGGACATGAACAAGTCCAACGAAGTCCGTGCGATGATGGAAAAGCTCAAAGGAGCCGCCGAGGCGTCCAACTCATCCGTCATTATCGTCGGCCACATACGCAAATCCGAGGAAGGCAACGATGCGAACCGCATGATGGGCTCCGCCGATTGGGTAAACGCCGCCCGTAGTGGTGTGCTGGTCACGAAAACCAACGATGGCATGCCAGTCATGCGCCATGTGAAGACAAACTATGGCAAGAAAGGGCTGTCGCGTGGGTTCGAAATCACGGACGAGGGCTTCATCTGGGGTGATGTGTTCGATGAGGACGCCACACCCGTGGCTGGCGATGGTCCCAACAACCGTGGACGCAAGGACGCCGCCGTGAGTTTCCTGCGTGTTGTGCTGGCCCACGGCCCGGTGCCCGCCGAGGAATTGATTGCCCTTGCAGCGGAAGAAAACATAGCACCGGCTACGCTCAACAGGGCCAAGATCGGTGTGGCCGAAAGCGTGTACTCGAAAACAAGCGGATGGGTGTGGAAGTTGCTAGACAAGCCCGGCAACTCACGGCCCACGGTGGACGATTTGCCAAGGGAGTGAGCCATGAGAAAAATCCTCTCGATCACCACGGCAAGTGGCAAACGGTACAAGGTCGGCAAGGACGGCGTGGTGCTGATTGATCTACAAACAGATCATCATGGTACTGCCGTGATCTATTGGTATATCATTTGCGCCGTCGACGGTCCCGTGGCCCGCATCAGCACATCGCAGGTGATCACCATCACATATAAGACGAACGGAAAACACAATGCCAGCTAACGCTATCGACAAAAAGCTCCGGGTCACGTACAAGCCCGAGATCGCCCTGCGTATCTGCGAAGAGGTCGCCGGTGGTGCGACCATCGTGGAGATTGAGGCCACGGATGGTATGCCGTCACGGTCCACAATTTATCGCTGGCTGGCCGTGTACCCAAAATTCTTCGACGCCTATGAGCGAGCCCGCGAGGTGAGCGCGCAGTCGTTCGAGGATGAAGCCCTGATGATGGCCCGCACGCTGAAGAACGCCAATGACTTCACAGGGGTTAAGGTACAGGCGTACAACATCGCCATGCAACAGTTGCGGTGGTCCGCCTCCCGGCGCGACAAGGCCCGTTACGGCCAACAGATCCAAGGCGCGACTACGGTGCCGATACAGATCAACACCACACTTAATCTGGCACAGGACGGCCAGCCACAGCCGACCGACACACAGAGCAGCATCTACACGGTTGAGGCCACGGTGACGCTTGGCCATGCGGAGACTGAGGGCTACGAAGAGGACAGCGTCGAACAGATGGTCGGTGAGGGCGAAGTGCTTGACCTGTCGGCAAACCCGGACGATGATGAGAAGTTGCCGTTCGGCCTTCCAGAGACTGAAACCCAACAGCTTCACAATCCGAAAAACGGCAGGCCGTTTAAACAACATCGGAAAGGGCCGCGCAAGTCGGCAGGGCAGGCGGCACGCAGCGCCAAGATCTATGCGGCAACACAGGCGAGAGCCACAAACAAACAGGACACGGAATAATGGCACTTGGACTTGGAAACTTTCTGACCACGATGATGAACACCGCCGCTCAGCAGAACCCGCTCATGCGTGTGTTGCAGGCCGTAGGTACGCAGGTACCACAACAGGCTGCCGCTCAGCCACAGACACCACAAATCGCATACAGCGACCCGATGATCTCAAATCAGACGACGGGCGCTAACCGCCCACGGCAGGCGAAGACCAGTGCAGGTGAGAGCTATGCATATAACTACTACCTAAAAAAGGGCCTGAACCCTGCGGCAGCGGCAGGGATCGTTGGCAATCTTGCGCAGGAGAGCGCCTTCCGGGACGATGTACTGACCGGCAAGCGCATGGGCGATAACGGGGCCAGCGGTTTCGCCGCACAGTGGCAGGGTTCACGGCTAACAAATCTGAAGGCATACGCGGCTGCACGGGGTGAGGACACTCCGTCGCTGAACACACAGCTTGACTTTGTGCTGGAGGAAGGCAACTCGCAGTCGCCATACAAGGACGATGGGGCCGTGAAAGCCATGCAGTTGCTGTCCACGGTGGGCGATGTGGGGCAGGCATCAGACATTTTCCGCACTCATTTTGAGCGCCCATCGGCTCCGGATAGTGCGCGGCGTAGGGCTCACGCCATGCGCATTGCAGGCGTCACGGCAGATCCCAATTTCACACCCACGGCAACCGCCAGCGCAAAGCCCAATGCTTTGGGCCGTGTTCTGAGCGCCGTCACAGGTCAGCAAACCCTCACGGCAGGGGAAGAGACGAAGCAGCCACAAAGTCCGTGGGATCGCGTTATGGCCAGCGTGACACAGGTTCGTCCGCAAGCACCGCAACAAGCCGCTCCGGATATGCCACAGGCCGAACCGGCGGTGGATACAGGGGCCGAAGAGATCGCTGGATTGCAGGAGCAATTAGCACAGCGTATAGTGAGCCCAAGGCAGTCGGCGGCTCAACGTCGGCAGGAACTGACAGCGAAAACGAGGTATAAGGTATGAGTTGCACAGGCGTGAAAAAGACCAACAAGGCAGGCAAACCGAAACCAAAAGGACCACGAACATGAAAACTGGTAACAAAAAGCACGAGGCAGGTGAAAGCAAGAAAACTGAGGCGAAGGAAAACGCCAAGAAGGCTCGCAAGGGCTACGGCGGTAATCCATTTGCCAAGGCTCGTAAGAATACAAAAAATTAATACTATGTGAGTGTGATATGGCAGAGATTTCTCATTACATAATTATTAACAAAAAAACTGGTGCACAAGTAGATAAAGCTACTACGCTAAAAGGTGCACGCAAGTCTGTAGATAGAAATGATAATAGTTATGGCGGTTATATTCATACGTTTAAACCAATTTATATACAAGAGAAAAGTGAACTGCGAAATGGTAATCCATTTGATAAAGCCAAAAAGACCATGAAGGGCTGACATGGACACCAAAGGGCGGCGACAAAGCAAGAACGTAGTGGGAAGAGAGCTTGCGCCGCTCGTAGGAGCGAGCCAGTCGCTGCGGCAGCCGATAGTAAAATTCGTCCCACTTAATGGTGAGCAACTGGATGCCTTTGATAAGGCCAAGTCTCTTGGGTTGGACAAAGCGCTTAAAGCCATGCCGGACGCTGTGAAGCGAGATATGCAGATGAGAGCCGAGCGGCAGAAGGCTGAACGGACAAAAACTAGCCGGAACCCCACGAAGCGCGAGCAACAGAAAAGAAAATAACATGCCAGCTACAGAACGGAAGATCATCAATTTCAATCCGAACCCGATCCAGAAGGGGTTTATCGAGAGCCAAGCATACGCCGACCTGTTTTCCAGCCGTGTCGGTGAGGGCAAGTCCACGGCGTTGGTGTGGTCCTGCTTCTATCACACGAAGCACAATCCGGGGGCCGAGTGGGCCTTTATCCGCGATACGTTTGAGAACATTCAAAAATCCACCATGAAGACCTTCTTCGAGTGGTTCCCGCCCGGCATCTTTGGCACGTATAACGCTACGAAGAAAACCTTCACATGGGCCGAGGGCATCGCATCCGGGACTGTGACCTTTGTGGGTATGGACGACCCGAGCGATGCATCAAAGCTTCTGTCGTGGGTGCTAGGCGGCATTGCGATTGACGAGCCCGCGCCAGCGGCAGGCTCACATGGGGTGGACGAAATGGTGTTCGACCTCGGGATGCAGCGTCTGCGCCAGCCGGGGCTCAAGTGGTATGCAATGAAGCTGGCCACGAACAATCCTGATGAAGAGCATTGGACATACCGCAAGTTCGTCAACGAGGCCGAAGAAAATAACTACAGGCTATGGCAGCCAACGAAGCCTGAAAATATATCGAACCTGCCGGAAGGCTACTATGAGCGGCTGCGCAAGCAGATGGGCCATAGGCCGGACCTTGTGCGACGCTTCATCGATGGCGAATTTGGCTTCCAGCAGGAAGGCGAACCGATCACCCCACAGTGGTCCGACCGTATCCACCTGACGATGGGCCTATCACCGATCCGAGGCCGTGAGATTGTTCTGCTGTGGGACTTCGGGCACAACCCGACCTGCATCATCACGCAGCGCACACCGCTTGGGTATTGGAACATTCTGTACTCCTTCGTTGGTGAGGGCATCGGCGTCGAAGAGCTAATCGTGGATCAGGTCACGCCTGTGCTGAGGGACAAATTCCCCAAGTGCCCGATCCGGCATATCGGCGATCCGGCAGGTAATCAGCGTGAACAGACGAGCATCCAACGGTCAGCGGTCAAATCCATCAAGCAGTTGATCGGTGGCACATGGCGGTCCGGCCCGGTAAAGTGGGAAGAACGTAAGAACCCGCTTCAGGCCGTCCTCACACGGACCATTCAAGGCGTCGGGTTGGTGCAGGTTGATCGTTTAAACGCACCACATGTTTGGCACGCATTGCGCGGTGGTTGGCACTACCACAAGTCGCGGACCGGCACAGTGTCGGCTGAGGCATTGAAGGACAAACATAGCCACCCCGGCGATGCCATGTCTTACGGCGCGGCGATCCTTTTTCCCGTTGGGCGTGTGTTGGGTGAGGGTGGAAAGATCATCGATCCGAAAACGGGCCACTACTTTGGTGACAACCAACATGCCAGCGAGGGCATCATTCGCCCTGACGAGCCATTCAGGATAGGGCCGAGCGGTCCTACCCGCATGCCGGAACACGGAGAAATCGTTGTGCCGGGACGAGGCGGCAAGGGGTACTTCTAACCGCCAGCCACATACAGTATAGTGACGGAACCAAACAATGGAGAAAAATCATGGCAGTACGAAGCGTGACATTGACTGAGGCCGGTACCGGAGTGATGGTGGCCGAATGGGCAGACCTTGACAATGGTGACAGCGGGACGCCGGTTGCACTAGCTGGATATCCAATCAAGACAATTCAGGTCATCGGCGGCACAAGCGCCGACATCGAAGGTAGCAATGACGGTGGCACGACTTGGGCGGCTGTGCGTGAACTTGGTGGTAGTGGTGGTACAGCTGCGCTGACAGCCATGACACCTAGCATTAAATCCATTCGTGAAAACCCGCTGTTAATCCGCCCGGCAGGAGTGGTCGGAGCCAATTGCAAGGTCGTTCTGGTCGCTGTTCGGTAAGGAGCACACATGAGCATTCAAGGACAGCTACCGGCGATCATACCGGAGCAGGATGAGAAGTCCACCAAAATCGTCAAGGCGTTGGCCACATATAAAACGGAAGCCGAACACAATCGCAAGTCCGGGATGAACCCGCGTGATGACAAATGGCGGCAGAACCTCGACCTGTACTGGAACCGCTATGACCACTCGAACAAGGCCGACTGGCAGTCGAAGAACGTGATGCCAGAGGTTCCAGCATTTGTGGACCGCTTTGCTGCGGCACTGAAGGAAGCGCTGGTGTCTACACCGACCGGCTTCTACACAGTCACCGACCCGTATGACACAGAAAACGACTTGACGACCCCAATCAAAAACATGACGGACGTGTGGCTGTCGGTCATTGGCCGCAACCAGATTGGCCAGCCTATGGACTTCTCGACCGTCTTCGAGGAACAGATGAAGATGGGTGCTCTGATGGCCATGTCTGGCGTTGTGCTGTGGAAGGACGATGTGCCGGGTGGTCGCGTGGCATTTGAGAGTGTGGACCCGCGCTTCATCTGGCTGGACCATACCTATCGGAACCTGTATCGTATCCGCCGCACAGAGGTGGACGCGGTGGATATCGCCCGGATGGCTAGTGCTACCTCCAGCAAGGGAAACCCCATCTACAACCTTCCTGAGTTAAACCGACTAGTCGGCTCACTGACACAAGATCGGCGACAGCAGGAGGAAATGACCGGACACGGCAGCGAGGTACGCTCGGATCGCAAACCGATCATTCTGGACGAGTACATTGCATCGGTCGTGGATGAGCATGGGCAGTTGCTGATGGACAACGAGGTTGTCATCGTGGCCAACGACGAATATCTCATCCGTGGGCCTGAGCAGAACCCGTTCTGGCATAAGAAGGACTGGATGGTTTACACGCCATTGATGCCAGTCCCGCTCTCCCCGTATGGGCGCAGCTACATGGAGGACTTCGGCTCTATTGCAAAGGTCTTCACCGATCTGACGAACCTGATCCTCGATGCCACATATATGGCCTCCATGAACGCTTATGCACTCGTGCCATCCATGCTGAAAGACCCGACACAGGTGAATAGCGGGATCTATCCGAACAAGATCTTCCATCTTGAGGAAGGGTATACGGTCGAGGACTTCGCGAAAAAGATCGAACTTGGTTCACTGGATGCAGGATCGATCCAGATCTGGCAGAGTATCAAGAACGAGTTGTCGGATGCTGCCGGGATGAATGAGATCGGCCTCGGTCAGCTGCCCGAGAAGACACACATTGCGGCAACGGCGGTCGCTGGCGCTCAGCAGTCTTCGTCTGCCATTTTGCGCAGCGTTGCGCAGACGGTGGAGACACGGTTTCTTGACCCGCTGTTGGATCTGGTGTGGAAGACTGGGTTGCAGCATGCCTCACCAAACGATGTGCGAATGGCTAATGCGGTCGGCAAGGATATGTACACGGCCCTACTCTCGCGGCGTCGGGAGTTGATCAGGCAGCCGATCACGTTTCAAGCTCGTGGCATTTCCGGGCTGATCCAGAAGCAGCAAAAGCTACAGGCGTTGTTAGGTGTGATGCAGGTGATTTCCCAGAATGAAAATCTCTTGGCAGCTTTCATGCAGCGGATTGATATGAATAAGTTTATTGATCTGTTGTTCATGCTGTCCAATGTGGACCTGACCAAAATGGCTCCGTCGCAGCGCGAGCAAATGATCAAAAGCGTGGCACAACCAATGCAGGAGGCTGCGGCAGGTGGTCAGGCATCACCGGCAGGGCTCAAACAGATGGGTGATCTGGCTACAACCATGGGAGTGGCACAGTAATGGTTGTGATAGATCTTGG